GCAGCTTTTCACTTTTACGGGGGAATTCCCCCAACCACCCGCATGACTGCGGAAAAAAGTAATGGGGGAATCACCCCCATCACCCGTTTAATTATAACTAACTAAACGGGACCCAGCCTGCTTTGTAGCCAGCCACGGAATCGCGAGGGATTAACTCCCCCCCGCCCCATGGCACTCCATAACAGGCTCCGGCTAAAGTCACATCACTATCGAAGTGATCCCAGCTTACCTTTCGGTATTTGCTAGGTCGATAGACTCTGATGTAACGGACGCTGCGACGGGTTCTGGTTTGCCAGAACTCGACTTCATCGTGAATGACGAGGTCACCGAGGTCTTTTGGACCTCTAAACCGACGTATAGAGCTTGGAATAGCATCCAAAGCCCTAAACCAAGCACGATGAATATGAGGCCCACGACCCCAAGAGAAATCGTTCGTAAGAACCAATCTCCTAAGTCCGTTAGCCATTGCGATGTAATGTTGCGGTTCACTTGGTGAATCTTTCAAGAAGAATGGACGAACGTCCACGCCTCCGAAGTAGTCACCACCACAACTCTCTCTGAAAGGACCCTTAACGAAGGTTTTCTTCGTATTAGTCTCTAATCCAAAGTATCGCAAAGCAGCTATAACATCTTCAGCCAACTCAGTTTTGACAATGATGTCATCACCGAAGACGTGAACGTTATCACCGTTTTGAGGCTTATGACCCCTAACAGTGTAAATTGCACGACAAACCGCCAAGAAGATGACGGTCTCTAGCTCGAAGGTGTAACCATTCCCCATTGCGCTGAATTTCTCCAGCACAACGTCGCGTTTTTTCCCAGCCACCACAATTTCTGTGATGGGTTCTCTGAGATCAAACAGTGGCTCATGCCACAGTCGGGGGAGCAAAAGTTTTACCAAGACTTTTGCAATGGTATCACTAGCCTGGCGTAGATCAATTGTAGCGTAGTCTCCAGAGATACTGGAGGCACAGGCGACCTGCCTATGCTTTTCCTGCGCTAAATTCAGGTCAATTCCTGACAACTTCAAGCGTTCTCTCAACGCTGAGCCGAAGCCCAACTGATAGAACAGATTGATACTCGGACCGATGCAGATGCCTCGGTTCTTTGTACAATCCTTGGGCACCGTAACAAAACGATTACCACGAACTTTAAGAGGAGATCCACTACGGGAAGCAACGGCCTTCCCCCAGAGCGTTCCGCTCCAAGAGAAAAGAAATGGCCATGCGTCCCCAGTAAAAGTGGGACTTGATGTCATTTTATCGGGTATAGTCGTGAGACTACCCCTATCTCCATAAGTCGAACCCGGTCCGAATCGCCCAGCAGGATTGCTAGGCGGTTTCTCGCCGATGATTGCTATTACTTCTTTCCGAACAACTTGAATAAATTCAAGCATCGCTTCATCTTCTTTACCATAGGTATTGTAGATAAAGGGTAATAGGCGTTGATTAGTTCGATAGCACGCTAACTCAGCCTCGAAGAACCCATCAATTGCGACTTGTTTCTTGTCGATCTTGGTGGGTAGAGGTTCATACTTCCTAAGAAAGGAAATACAGGCTACATCAGAAAAGTAGCCTTCGGCAGTGTCGTAGTCATGCGGGGAGACTTCTATAGAAAGGAAGTCATCCCAACGCTCATCCGTTATACAACTTGCTATAACGGGTGCGAGACGTCCGGAGAGGCCGTTGCAGAGTGCAAGGGCCACAGCTTTCACTTCACGTGATATGCTGGGTTTCACTACATTACACCTTAATTATTGGGGTGCAAAACCTGACTTAATCGAATCCTTGAAGAGGACCGACGCAATCAAGTTGGTGGACTGTGCGGCAAATTCATTTACGTCCGCGGTCGGCATGCCTTGAGGCACAACGATCTCGAATTTAAATGCGCCGACGTTCACCTTTCGAGTGATACCATCAGTACCGGTAGCAGACTGTTTCCAATCGATCGACCCCTCGATCCGACGAACTGTCCCATCCGTGTTAGGGCGGGAAGTCATCTTCATTTCGGGGTTAAAGGAGGAAGCGACGCCAACTGAGGTGTTGCGCCAAATAGCGGGAGATTTATCACCACCTGAAGCCTGGACGTTGGTCCAGATTTGGTCTGTGGTGCCGTCGTTCTTTTTGACGGTGATAGCGGCCATATTAGGCATGTTGTTTCCAATAAAAGAAGGAAGGGTTTGCTGAAGACTTAATCGCGCTTCAGCAGTTGCGATAGTAACGATGCGGCTGTCAAACCGCGCGTTAATGACGGCCATTTAAGGGGTCGTAAGGAGAGTATCGGTCCACTAGTTCCGACAACTCTCCTCAAGCAAATCGCTTGGCAACTTCCACGTTGGTAGTAATTACCACTGTTGTTGTACCAGCGAGTTCGCTCAGCTTTGAGGAAGTGAGACGTACTGACGTTTGACAGAGTCAAGCCAGAAAACGACGTGAAGGACTCGAGATAATTCCCGAAGTTCCCGAACCAATCAGCAATAAAGCTAAAAGGAACCAACTCCCACAAAATAACCGCAGGGTTAAGTAAGCCCATACGATCCGCAAGGTGAACATTTAGGTTTGAAATCCGAACGTCTCCAGTTATGGAAACACCGGAATTCCAACTATAGCTATTTCCGAGGGCACCCACGGAGAGAACAGGACGCGGGGTCACAACTTTATGAGTTGCAGACCCTTTACGCCTTGCTCCAAGCCCAGATGCTATGGGGTCTTCTAAGACATCCATAACAGCTCCTATATCTTTCACAAGAGGCTCCCACCCGAAATGAAATTCGAGGTAGTTGTCGCCAAAGGAAGATACTCGCTTTTTAAAGCGGAGTTCAACGATCTCAGACCCATCGGGTCGTCGTTTAACGGGTCTCTTAATCCCCCCTATTTGAAAGGGAACTTCAGAAACAGGTTTCACTGAGTGGTCAAAGGCTTTTTTAGCCTTATTCCACTTAGATCGCTTCACAATCTCAAGTCGCTTGACTTTAATTGTGTTACCTCTGTGGGAAATTACATCAAGCCCAAGGGCTTGTGCAGCCTCCACAAAACGAAAGGACTTTAAGGCCCTGGCAAACTTGTAGATTTGGGTGACTCTTGAAGTCATCATATCTATAGCTTGCTTTCGTTCGGCGAGATTGACACCTAGTGAGGATGTCTCGCTAAGAACCGCTGCCCGCCATTTCGCATACGCCCTATTATAGGCGTCTGTATAGGCAGGTGAGTTTTCGACAGTAATAAAGATGAAGCCTTCGGCTGCGAAGCCGTCTCCAACTTGTCCTACTGCATTACTCCACGGTTTGCTATAGCGATACTCCATGTCGTAATACAACGGGGCCACCCTTGGGAGGCCCTGACGATACCACTTCTGGTACCTGTAAAATGTATTACTGGAGTAGGTCCTTGTGAAAGGACCGGTTAACATTGCGACTCACTTACCTGTAGGCCGTGCTTTTTTTGCACGAATCCATCAGGGGACTGCGAGAGCAACATTTCAAGTACCGCTTCCGATACCTGATCACCCCAACCATCAAGAACGAACTGATACGGGAGAATCTCCCATTCAGGCAAATTCCCGGACTGTGACGCAACGAATGAACTCAATCGGTGTTGAACCTTTTGAGCCAAGCAATTGTTTAGCAGATAACAGGGTTTTTGCATATAAGTTCTCTTTGGAAGGGGTTGTTTGATCGAGACAAAACTTTGGATAGGTTTTCCAAAGCTCGACCAGGCAGAAGGAATACGTTACCTAAACGTACCCTAGACAGAATACCCGCGAGCTGATTTTTCCTTCATCCTTTTGACAGGTTTCCGGATACACCATGCTACAGGTTCGTCTT